CGTTTTCGAGGGCGGGGATGCGTTCAGCTTACCGGCCACGCAAATTATTATCACGCGGGACAAGCGCTCGGGTTCGACTTCGTCATGCACCCCGAACTCGTCGCCACCCCAGAATACGCAGCCCTAACCGCTGGTTGGTTTTGGGACACGCATAAGCTGAACGCTCCTGCTGACGCTTGGGACTTTGTTAAGTGCACAAAAATCATCAACGGCGGCAAAATCGGACTTGCCGAACGCCAGCAGCACGCAGAACAGGCGCTGACAGTTTTAACGGCTATAATTTAGGGTAATTTTGGGGTTTATTCATGACCACGCCTTCTTTTGTTCTAACGTATGACAGCCTGACTTCTACGGTGCTCCAATACTTGGAACGTAAAGATCAAGCAGTCATAAACTTCATCCCAACTGCGATTACTCTTGCAGAGTTTGAGATCGCCCAAGAGATTAAAACACTCGGGCAGCTTGAAGTAGTTGACTCTACGATGCAAGCAGGTAACCCAGTTATACCTAAACCGGCTCGCTGGCGTAAGACGGTTTCTATGACCATCGCCACTTCTAGCGGTAAGCAGCCGGTTTATCTGCGTAAATTAGAATATTTAAATAACTACTGGCCTAATGTCAGCTCAACTGCTACTCCTCAATACTATGCAGACTATGACTATGATCATTGGTTTTTTGCGCCCACACCTGACCAAGCTTACTCGTTTGAAGCGTTATGCTATACGCGGTTACAGCCGCTGTCTTCGGACAATCAAACGAACTGGTTGACGCAGAACGCTCCCAATGCATTATTGTTTGGAACATTAAAGCAAACCGCGCCTTTCTTAAAGAATGACGCTCGGTTGACTACTTGGACGCAGCTTTTCCAAGAAGCGATGGCTGCGCTTAAATCTGAGGATCAACAGCGCTTGGTTGACCGTCAAACTATTGCATTGGATTCACAATAATGACCACGTACACCAACCCCTTTACTGGCCAAACAGTAAGCCCTTCGCAAGTTAGCTACGAATCGTTAACCATCACCGCAAATACTCCGCTAGAGTGGCCAATTAACGGTAATAACAGCGTAACTTCTGCAAATATCATTGACGTGACTGCCACCATCGGCGGCGCGGTTTTCCGCGGCACTATTTCAGGTGTAACGCTAACGGTTACTTCGGTTACTTCGGGTGTAGTTGCCGTTGGTCAAGTGATTACCGGAACTAACATCGCAGCGGGAACAACTATCGTCGGTTACGGTAGCGGCTCTGGCTCTACCGGCACTTACGTTATCAATATTTCGCAAACTATCGGCACTGCTGAAACTATCACGGCTTCCGCGTTGTTGCTTGAGTTACCCCCCGCTACGCAAGTATCTACCGGCCAAGCGATTATTGTTCGCAACGTAGGTTCTTTTGCGTTTACAGTTGCAGACACCTCCGGTAACGCGATCGTATCAATCGCTTCTGGAGCGGCTTACTACATTTGGTTGACTAACAACTCGACTGTTAACGGGACTTGGACTGAAGTTCAGTTTGGTGCGGGAACATCGTCGGCTAATGCAGCTACGCTGGCTGGGTATGGTTTGGAGTCGTTAGGTTCAACGCTCAATACGGTTACCCCGTTGGTCAACTACTACTCCAGCGCTACCCTAAGCGCAAACGCCCAATCGCAACTGTCTGTATGGCAGGGAGGCGCAGGAACTATCACGTTGCCCTCGTCTGCAACGGTCGGTATTAACTGGTTTACTGTTATCAAAAATAACGGCACGGGCATTTTGACTGTGCAAACTACCGGAACCGATCAGATTGATGCTTCGGGCACCTCAACCCAGTTACAAATCGGTGAGTCATTTGCGTTGGTTTCTGACGGCTCAACTGGTTTTAGCTCTTGGGGTTACGGACAAAGCGCGATTTTCTCTTTCACTCAAGAGCAAATCTCTGTCACCGGCGCAGGGGCTACAATTACGCTGACCTCAACTCAAGCTTCTTACACGCTGCAAGAGTACTCAGGCGTTTTAAGCCAAAACACCAACGTAGTAATGCCGCCAACGGTGCAGTTCTATGTCATTACTAACAACACTACCGGTTCATATACGCTGACTTTCAAGACGAGCGTTAGTGGTGGCGCTACCGTGACGATTCCTAACGGCGCAACGGTGGCGATGGTTTGTGATGGGACAAACCTTTATGCGGTGTCTACTGTTGCTAATAACGTCACCTCGTTGACGCTGAGCGTGGGCTCCTCGACTAATCCTTCGTTGAACTTTGTTGGCAACTTGACTACGGGCTTGTACCTGCCTAACTCAAACCAAGTCGGCGTTACGATTAACGGCACTGAACAGGCCTACTTTAGCGCATCGGGGCTAACCGTATTTAACGGTATCAGCGGGGGCACGTTTTGACCGCTAAAGTCATTGCCTTACAAGTCCCTCCGGGGATACAACGTGACGGGACGCTGTTCGCTGCGCCTTCGTACGTTGACGGGCAGTGGGTTAGGTTTCAGCGGGGTTTACCTCGCAAAATTGGCGGCTACACAGGCGCATTTTTAAACGCTTCAGGTATTTCTCGCGGTTTGACCATGAGCGCCTCAAACGGCCTCAACTACGTCATTTCAGGTTATAGCGCAGGGTTGCAACAGTGGGCGACGAATAGCGTTACCGCTATCGGCACCGGCCCAACGCCTTTCTCTTTAGGCTCATCGTTTACACCAAACGCCAACAACTTATGGCAGTTTGATATTGGCTGGGATTCAACAGGCGGCGGTAATCTGCAGCTTATCGCACACCCAGGACAAAACCTACAAGACATCTCAAGCACTGTCAACACCCGTCCCCTGTATGGAACTTTTACTGGTACTACGCTGGCACCTGTGGGAGTTTTCACTGCAGTAGGCTCAGTTACATCAGGTTCGGCTAACGCTACATTTTCAGCTGTAAACATCGCTATGGGTCCTGGGGTGTCTATTAGCGGCACAGGTATTCCAGCAAACACTACTGTAGTTTCTGCTTCGTTAGTCTCTAGCGTCTGGACCGTGGTGATGAGTAATCCAGCGTCGTCTAGCCACTCAAACATAACTATCACGTTTGATAACAACATCTCTGTTTCAGGCGGTGTTTGCATGTTGTACCCGTATATGTTTGTATACGGCAACAACGGCTTGATTCAAAACAGCTCTGCTGGTGATTTTAACAACTGGACAAGTGCTGACTCAAACGCCAACAACGTAGCTTCGACCAAGATTGTAAAAGGTTTACCAGTTCGCGGGGGCACTACTTCACCCTCAGGTCTATTCTGGTCTCTTGACTCGGTTATTCGAGTGTCTTATACACCCACGACCGTAACTACCGGTACAACGTCAGAAACGTTCTACTGGCGTTATGACTTGATTACGCAGCAAAGCTCGATTTTGTCGTCAAGCAGCGTGATCGAATATGACGGTATCTTTTACTGGGCAGGGGTTGACCGCTTCTTGATGTACAACGGCGTCGTGCAAGAAGTTCCTAACTCAATGAATCTTAACTGGTTCTATGATAATTTGAACTACACCCAGCGCCAAAAAGTATGGTGTACAAAAGTGCCTCGTTGGGGTGAAATTTGGTGGTTTTACCCTCGCGGCGACGCTACAGAATGTACTGACGCAGTCGTGTACAACGTGCGCGAAAAGGTATGGTATGACGCTGGCTCAGCTCCTGGCGCAGTGCGCTCAGCTGGTATTTATACTGAGGTGTTTCCTAAACCGATCTGGGGCGAAAGCAAAGCAACCCCGATAGTCTCTTTCCAAGGCTCTGTTAGTGGAACTACGCTAACCGTAACCGCAATGAATTATGGAACCATCTTTGTAGGCCAAATATTGCAAGGTTTGGGCGTTCCAGACCAAATGGTTATTACTGCGCAAGGCAGCGGGACTGGCGGAACAGGAACTTACACGGTATATAACCCTACCGGTATCGCAGTAGGCGCAACTATATTGTATGCTAACGGCTACACAATCTGGCAGCACGAAACCGGCACAAACCAAGTATATTTGACCAACGTAGACGCGGTTTACTCCTCATTCGAGACCCCCATACTCGGTAACTTGGCAGGGTTAGTTGGCTCTACGCAGCAACCAGGAGATAATAACTGGACACGCTGCGAACGTATTGAGCCTGACTTTATCCAGAGCGGAAGCATGGACGTGATCGTAACTGGTAAGGGTTATGCGGATGATTACGATGAGCCGTCTAGCCCTTATAATTTTGATTCTACAACGCTTAAAATTGACATGCGTGAACAGCGTCGTGAAATGCGGTTGCGGTTTGAGTCTAATACCTTTAACGGTGATTATCAATTAGGTAAAATAGTCTTGAGCCTCGACACCGGCGACGTTCGCGGAACAGGCAACCCATGATAGCCTACGACCCTCGTGGAATGACGTGGGATCAGTATTGCAAGCTGATGGAAGAGCTGTTTGCTCCAAACCAGCTGGGCCATGTGGATGAAGAGCATTGGATTGATTGGGTTGATGGTTTAAATGGTATAGGATACTTTGTGCAATCGGGAATTCCTGACGCTAGAATGTATCCTAACTGGCAAGAATGGGCAACGGCTATGACCGGCATTATGAGCATTACGGGGTAGATATGTCTTGGACACCACCTTCACCAAACTGGCCTGCTGATGCTGGAACGAGCACGTATACGCCTGCTCCGGCTCCTACCCCTACTCCGACTCCCGCTTCTATCCCAGCCTCTACTGGTTTAACTGCCTTGCCTGCTGCACCCGCTCCTGCACCTGCTTCGCAGTACGGCAATATGTCTTCGCTCGGCTGGAGCAACTTAACCCCTGATCAGATTGCCAACATCGGCACATACGCTGAAACAATTCCCGGCCTGCAGGCGCAGTACGACTACAATGATAACTTGATTGGCTACAGCGGAGGCCAAAACGGGTTCACATACGACACGCAAGGTCGGATTACAAGTGGTCTTGACAATAATTACGGCTACAGTGTTGACCCCAATACAGGCAACATCACAAGTAAGGCAGCGGTGGGGGGTGGTGGCGGTGGGTTTTTTGGTGGAGGTTTGGGTGGAATTCTTGGTATTGGCGCATTGTTGCTTGCCCCTGAGTTATTGCCTGAGTTATTAGCTAGCGGCGGTGCGGAGGCTGGCCTTTTAGGTGCTGGTGATTATGCTGCCGGTACAGCGGCCACTCAAGCCGCTTTAGCCGATGCTGGAATTGGCACCGGTATAGATGCCGCAACAGCCGCTGGCGCTGGAGCGGGTGCTGGAGCCGCCGATGCTGCCGCCAGCCCATTGTCAAACCTTAACTTGATGCCTTCCGATCAGGCGATCAAGAATGCCGCACTAAAGACTGGTTTGTCTTTGGCATCTGGCCAAGACCCCACGAAAGCCCTCGAGAGCGGTGCTTTGGGTCTTGTTGGCGGTGTGGTTGGAAGTAATGTCAGTAACTTGGTGTCCCCGACTATTTCTTGCCTTGTCTGTCAGAATAAAGGCCTAACAACTGGAATTTCAAATACCATTGGCTCAACAGTCGGTAATATGGTGACTGGTGCCAGCCCAACCAATGCGTTGATCAGCGGTATTGGTAGCGGTGTTTCTTCCGGGCTTGGCCAGAATGGGGCAAACTTATTGTCATCGCCTTTGGCGGGTGCTGCTGGTGCCGCCACTTCTGCTGCTTTGAAGGGTGCAGACCCAACACAAATTTTGACCAATGCTGCAATCGGCGCTGGTAGCAACTACGTTGGCAGCCAGATCAGCGGCGCATTAAAAGATTTAGCTGGCAATCCTACTGCCGGTCAAACTGGCGGTATTGGAACTATGAACAGTTCCAGCTTGAATCCAGACAATGGAAGCCCTGACACCACCATTCCAAGTGGCGGATTGCCTTCAACCACAGTAGCCTCTAATGATCCACTGGCTGGAACTGGTCTAACCACTGATGCCAATGGCAATCTGGTGTTCTCAAACCCCAGTTTAACTGCGGCTGGCCCTGCTGGCCCGATGACGGCGGGATTGACCAATGTCCCCGGCAGTGCACCTCCAATGACTGATGCGGAATTAGCGGCTGCTGCAAAAACCGGCCAGACAATTGATTTAGGCACGATTGGAAATCTGGACAATACAGATTCTCAATCTACAAGCGGAACTGACACGTCAACAAACGACAACACAGACACTTCTGGTGATACCGGCGGCTTGTCGCTTTCTATCCCAACATCTTCTGGTTCGTCTGGTTTGTCGGCTTCTGAAGTTCAGAACATTGTTGCCCAACAGATGGCGGCTAACCCCG